CCTCTGCATTTTGTCACCTATTTTGGGCACTCACTCACCAGTACCAGTACATGCGCAGACCAAGTTTCCTATAGTCAACGCCTGTCACAGTCCCAGAAAGTTGAGCACCCCTTGTGCGCCCTTGGCCACCGTCCCCATCCAAGATGGGGCGTACTTGCCAATCAGATTGAGCGCTCCGTGGGCCACACTGGACAACGTCTTCCCGAGGTTGTTCGTGTGCCCGCCCATTGGGGCCGGCCTCGTTGCCAATTGCATCAGCTGAGGCGCCCGCCCGGGCATGGTCGCGTGAATATTGCCCAACCACGCCTTGACTCCCGTAGTGTTGCCACCACTGGTCAGGGCGAGCGGGCCAGGCCTTGTCACTCCCTGTTGCAGCATTGAGCTCGTGATATTGCTGATCGCACCCGGTCCCGCGTTGTAGATCGGGTCGTCCGCCACTCCCGTGACGTTCGACATCGTAAACATGAACTCGTAGTCGAACACAATCTGATATGTGAACGTCTGCGTGTACGCCGCCCCCGACAGGATAGCACACAGCTGGGGATAGCCGTATGCGGCCGATCCTGTTCCAGGCAATGCGTTCATCTGAAAGGCAGCTGGACTCGAGGGTATCGCAACAGCGTGCAACATCTGCCCGGATTTCCATCCAGCACACGGCAGACTCTGAAACGACACGAGGTCCTGTGGGGCGCCACTCAACTGCGTATAGCTGTTCAGTGGCAAGCCTCCGTTGACTGCAGAGTTTGACGGTTCGCTCGTCGCGATGATCGCCAGTTTGCCCTGAGCCGAAACCGCCGGTGCATCCGAAAACACACGAAGGCCCGCAGCCACCAACCTCACTCCCGTTCGGTTGTTGATTGTGCCATCCAGCAATTTGGTTTGAGTCCTGATCAGCCCAGTCACAGCATTTGTGTCTGCAGCCGCCGGTAAACTCGTTGTGGTTCCGCCAGTCCCTCCCGCATAGGTCGCATCTGAGGACCAGATGGGATAACCCTGCGTCCCCCCCGAGTAGGAGGTAAACTGCACAGGAAGTGCAGCCGTGGGATCGGCGCTCGTCACCACCCAGCCGTCCATGTTGACTGAAACGAAAGCGAATCCCGCAGAATTCGCCGTCGCCTGGCCCTCGAAGATAAGCTGAGCTTTGTTGGTACGTATTGTCCCGGAGCCAAGCACCAAAGGACAGCCCGAAGGCTCCTCGATCCAAGGATTCGCCAGGGTATGGGCGTACTCGAGCGTCGCTTCCTCCTGCCTTGTCAGCGGGTTGATGAGCGCGCTAATTTGTTGTTGGAGAGCCCTGGTAGGCATTGCCTTTGCTTGCG